TTCTTTTCCTTAATTTTATATTCTTCAGTGATTTGAATCGTTTTAGCACTGAATAGCGGTCCGGATTTAGCTTGTTCCTGTAGACGTTCATAAAACGCACGTGCATCCTCATTCGGATCACGTTTGTTCGTTTTCTGAAGTTGTTTTAAATTCAGGTCAACCAGGTAATCAATACTATTAGCAAGATGAATGTTATTCAACGCATCAAACGCAGACGAAATCCGATCAGAAAACGCTAAATAATCTGTTGATACTACAATACGACCACCGTCTTGATTGTCGCTCCTATCGTAGTTTGCACTTTCAGAAAAATCTTCCGATGGGAAACCATTCGGGCCGGAAATATCTTCAGTCTCATGACCAGACCAAAAATTACCGAGAGAGTTCAAGAAGTTATCCATCGTAACTTCATTTTTTACAACTCCGGGAAGTCCACTACCTGGCTCTCCTTCAGTAGCCCAAGCTCCGGAATCTTCATCCGCCCATTCGTCTCCAGAATAACCAATCTTCATATGATCGTAATAATCAGAACGAGCTGACGGGTTATTATGATCATCAGGAAGACTTGTTTCAGCAACAGTCGGCACAACAGAATCGATGTTGTCTGTTTTAGGACGACGGTGAGTCGTTTCCACGTCTTGATCACCTGGAAGTAGTCCAGAACTTTCGCGAAGTTTATCAGATAGTTCGCCAACATATTCTTCGGCAGTGATGATACGACCGTCTTGCGTAGTGATTTGATGATTTGATGATGTTATGACATTAGATCTCAAACGTTCTTTTGCTTCCATACGAATATCCCAAATGACATCCTTAGCTAATTTAGCTAAGGCTTCGGGAGGCGTATTGGTGTTCTGAGCCGAATAAAAACGGACCGAACGACTTGTATCATCAGCTAACTTGACTAAAACTTCAGGCGGTGTGTTAGGGTTACCGGCCACACCCCAACGAACGTCTTCACTTATGTCATCAGCTAACCTGACTAAAACTTCAAGCGATGTGTTAGGGTTAACGGATACATAATGACGAACATTTCCATTTTCGTGATCAGCTAACCTAGATAAAGCTTCGGAAGGCGTGTTCGGGTTTGAGGCCACCCCACTACTAACGTATGAATCATCATTGTCAGCTAACTTGGCCAAGGTTTTTATGGGCGTATTAGTATTTCGACCAACGAGATAAAGAACACCCCTATCCTCGTCAGCAGATAATTTGACTAAAATTTCTGGTAACATATCAGGGTTACCAGCCAAACCCCGACGAACGTAAAGGTCATCATCATCGAATAACCTGGCTAAAATTTCTGGAGGCGTATTCCGATTCAGGGCCAGACCCTGACGAACCAAAGGATCCTCATCATCAACTAAATTAGCTAAAGCTTCAGGCGGAGCAAAACAAATGACTTCAAGTGATTTATGTAAATTATGTTTTTCAGCCCAATCCCAAATGTACGGATGATATTTCGAAACGGGTTCTACATTCTGTTTACCTTGAACTTGTTGAATTTTCCCACTTCTAAGTTCAATTGTTACGTGTGGTTTATTATTAGAACCGCGAAGACTGTATATCTCAGTGCCCGATTTAACTTGATCTTTATACGATCCGACGCAATGCTGCATCAGATTACCTTCTACGTCTAGGTCCTCAATGGGCACAGATACCATCGTGTACCCATCACCAAAATCATGGTCTACATTCTTTGTCTTATATCTACCAGTTTGATCTGACGACTTGAATCTTTCATGCCATTCATCTGAAGCCTCCGTTGCTTCTTCAAAATTTATTTTATCCAGATCTGGTTTTTGATCTCGGATCCAATCAAACACATAACTAAGTTCGTCTTCAGTAAGAGGGTCAGTTTTGAACGAACGGACCCGCCCCTCACGTGTGGGGCGGTCGTTTTCAATCAGAGTAGCTAACCATTTAGCAGTGTTCTTATCAATCTTGACTCGATAATTTTTGATTATTTGAAGTGTGTCAGCGTCAAAGACGGGGCCTTGTTTAGATTGTTCTTGAAGACGTTCATAAAATTCACGAGAGTCTTCCGATTTATCTCGTTTATTTGTCTTCTGAAGTTGTTTTAAATTTAAACTTACCAAGTAATCATAAACGTTATCAGCAGCTATATGAATATTATCCAACGCATCAAGCGCAGATGAAATACGTGATGAGAAATCATCGAATTTTAAATTATCATACGAAGTATCTAAATTGTCGTAATTAACACGACAATCCGACGAAAAAGTCTGAGGATAACTCAGAAGACGGTCCGGACCGAAAGGATCTGTCCCGTGAGTTCCGGGTAGAGAATCACCATTAGGTGAAGATTCGGATTTCAGGTCTTCGTCGTCTTCCCCACGCGACGTGATACCATTGTCCGAGTCATATGTCCCTATACCGAACTCATTGACCGCCTTGCCAAGAGCGTTTTCCGTAGGTAGGGACGACGACATTCAAAATATCACTTCCCATAAATCAACGGGATCATTTGCCTTATTAACAGGCTTGATTCCGGCAGGAAGAGTCGGGGAAGCGTTTTGACGCATCCAATCGATATCATCATCCGACAGTCCACGTTCGTAATAATTTAGATTGAGATCATTCGATGAGCCTGGGAGCCATGAATAGCTGTTTCCAACACGTGAAGCCGCTAAACGGTCACCGTCTGTTGGATTATCATAACCAGTAACACCACCGCCATCAACATCCCAGTCTTCATAAAGCGGATTTGATACGTTAACGCCACTAGAGAGATCTTCTCCGGTTGGATCATCTGAACCGAACGGTTCACCTTCGACGTCTTCTCCAGGACCAATATGTTCTACTCGAGGACCAGGGAGAGTACTAACCGGAATTGAAGAACTTCCAACATGATAAACAAACTCTTCAAATGAGAGACGTTTCCCTGCTGTACGAGTTTCGTTATAAACTTCATACGCTTTCAAAACACGAGCAATTGCAGAAGCATAACCTCCTTTTCCAGGAGACGTCGTGTTCATGGTCATTTCAGAAACGGTCTTACCCTCTGCCTGCTCTCCAGCCCCGGAAGGAAGTTCAGAAGCCGGTTCTTTAGGCTTCGAACTCTTGATTTTCTTCAAATCAATCGCGTCATCAAATGACGCCGCTGTCTGGGAAAAATAATCATCGTCGTCATCGTCGTCATCGTCATCATCGTCGTCGTCATCGACAACGTCAAGGTGTTCGTCATAGTCTTCTGAAGATGGATTATAAACTAACTCATCCGATTCGTCCGATTCGTCCGACGCATCATCTTGATAACTATCGTTATATTCATCTTCAACAAATTCTTCCGGATTTTCCTTTATCGCATCGGCGTCCTGAAGAATCTTATCAACATGGTCATCAGAAGAATTTTTCCAATGATCTGCGTTTATTTCATCTTGAATGGTATCAGTGAAGCCAGACAGAACTTCAACAGCAGTGGCAAGAGACTGCCTCATATCCTTTACAGATTGTATATAACCACGTCCACCCAAAAGGCCGTCTGGTGAAAACCCGGATGACGGCATCTTACTAAAAACACGATATGCTCCCATAGCATAACTATGAGATCTCTGCGCAGCCCAAAGAATCTTGGCAAGATTTTGAAGGTTTTCAGGATTCCACTTAAAACCTTCAACTCGAACATCTCTTCTTATCGGGCCTGAGTCCTTAACGAACTCAATCTTACCACCTACACGCACATTGTGTGAGTGTGTAGGTTTTAAGTTTGCGATACGATGAGCGATGTCAGAGAAGTCTATCATAGATTAACCACGCACAGGTCCATCGGTGTCTTCAACTAGTCTTTCGATATAATAACCATCAGTATCTTGACCAAGTTTCCAAAAATCGTTCTGAGAAATTCTGACCAGTTGGTCCTCAGCAACGATACGGAATCCAGCAAGATGGCTGAGATTAGCTACGCGTAACTTCCCGTTCGATGCTGTCTTTAAACCGGGAGACGGTTTAAAGAAATCATCAACAGAACTCGATGAAAATCTAAAGTTTTCGATGTTCATAAGACCTGATTAAAACATCAATGAAGGGCCTAGAGTTCTCAATTTATGTAAACGTCCGTAATCGCTCCAAACATTCAGGAGAACGACCCGCTACGCGAAGTGACCTGTCCTATAAAGTTCTAGGGGGTAACAACCAGACTAACAGCTATTGTCTGCGGGTTGTTAGAAGCATTCGGAGCAGATATCAGAATATTTTCGATATATGTCCCAGGATTTGTAGGTGCTCCGGCGTTCACAACAGAGAATGTGACGGGGGTAGCAGCCGCTGACGCTAAGGGGCCGACAGACGTGGGAACAAACTGAAGCCAAGGACTATTATTCTGAACCTTCGCCAGGGTGGCATTCAGAATAGACCCTATTGGACCAGAGTTCGAGACTTGAACCTGCTGAGAACCGCCAGAAGTAAGTGTAGTGAGGTTATAAGTAAGAGTGACCTGCGTTATATCTGTAGTGATGGCAGGCTTAGGAAGAACTACTGCGTTCACAAACAATGTGATGACAGTGGCGGGTTGACGGTTATCTTGTAAAACAATTGTCCCGGCGTACGGAGACGCTGTAGAAAGAAGGGTTGCCGGAAGAACGAATATGGACATCTGACCCTGGTCATTCTTGTTCAGGCCAGCAACAACAGTCGGGTCAGTTTGAAGCCACGGAGCACTCGGAGTTGACGTAGCAGTAAGAAATGACCCGAAAGCCCCAATGTTTTGGAAAACAGCCAAAGCGATGACAGAAGACGGGTCTCCTTCCGTAACAGTGATATTTATATTCGGGTTGGATGGAGAAATAAGGGAAAGCATGGGTGCAAGTTGCTGCATAACCTGTTGCAACGTATCGGCCATGGCAAGAACAACATCTCCGGGGAGCGGAAGTTGTACGTCAGCAAACCGACCGAATGGGGACATTATGTCAACAACTCTATAGAGTTGATTTGCGCCCTGAATATTATCTGACTGGACAGTCCAATACCACTGCCCACCTACAGAATAGATGTCAAATGTGAATCCGGAATTTGAAACACTCGGGGGCATAATTATCTAAGCTTAACTCCGAAAAGAAGCTCAAGACAAAAATCCGATAGACTCACCCAGTTATCGTCAAAATTTGAGCGTCACCACGGTCCCGAAATTGTGGTAAGCTCACTTCATGCAGTATATTGAAGTGTTTGTCTGAAATAGCGAAGTATACTGTCCAGTATTTTCCATATTTAGAATTGTTGATGACTTCTTCGAGGGCTTTCTCTGCTTCCTCAACTTCATTAATTCCTCGACCTTGTTTCCGAAGCATCTGAGCGTGGACCTGCTTTTCGCGAGCTTCTTCGGAGATCAAGTCTTTGATTTTCTGAAGAGCTCGGAAAAACCTATGACGAACGCGACCCTGAGTCAACTTCATTTGCTTCGCAATTTCTGATTGACATGTCGTCTCGTACATCCTCCATAAGATTTCACGATCTTGATCCACGAATTTCGATCCGAGTTCGAGTTCGAACTGGTCTCGATCTAGTTCGGGAATAGTTCGGAGAAACTGAATACGTTTTATTCCTCTATGCAAACGATATGAAACGGCGGCTTGAGTAATTCCAAATAGCTTTGCTATTTGTTCTTGCTTCATTTTATCTTTGTGATATAAACGTATTAGATCAGCTTCTCGAGGAGGAATCCTATCCAGATACCTAGATATCGATTCAAAATCAAGTGAATGTACATCACTTGATAAATCTTCTTCAAGGTCAGGAGCAAGATTATGCTCAATCAGACCTTCTAAATCATCTGAATCGTGATCGTAGCCAAGACGATCGCGATTACTGAATCTCGATGATATATTATTCGGATCCTGAATCAGGATGTGTGATGACATTTTCTCTCCACCAGTGCGAGATTATCTCGCGGTTGTATACAGTATTCGTATCGTTTAGCGGAGTTCCGCAGTCGATATGCGTATTTGTATCAGTCTTGGTGGAGAACGAGCGTTAACTCGATATCTTCAATACACTACCAGGCAAGAAATGAAATGATTTCATCAATCTAGATCCAATAACCACGATTCCATGGGGATGGTTTCTGGAATTCCAGGAGCCGATACCCCGCCTATCTTAAATGGATTTACATCCACCGACATAATGCAAAGGTCGTGTTTAATTATATCGGTAGCTACTGAAAATTCTGAACGACCGGCTTCTTTGATACATAATTTTAGATCTATAGAGTCATCGAGTCCAACAAGGTTATAGTTAAGATCTATGCGTTCACGCATAGCCATGACCTTGATCAGCTCAGAAGCTGACATGCCGGGGAAACCGCTTGAATATAGGTCATCGATGCTTTGATGATGACAAAAATTTATGGCAACTTTCTTTCGAAGGCGCTCCACGCCTTGGATGCAATCTGAAGAGTCTCCGCAGAGAGTTTTAAACATACGAACATGAGTCGGAGGAACCGCCGGATGGTTTCCTTTGTTATACTTAGTCCAATACGCAGTTGACCTCTCTGCATCGAAGAATCTATCACCATCAATACCTGGAATATAACAAACAACGCGTGGGTCAACGAGTAACTGAAAAAAATCCTTGTCAGCAGATACTATCACTCGAACAGAGTCAGGATGGCTTCGACAAAAACTTGCTATCAAATCATCAGCTTCTTCATTATGGTCATGGTATATATCACAACCAAGAAGAGAAAGTATGTGAGCTAACACGTCAATTTCACATGATGCCGAATAACCATCACGAAGAATTTTTCCGAAACGAACACCAGTAAGCGATGGATCAAAAAGTTTCAAACCATTATTATCGCTTGATTCGCGATTTGATTTATATTTCGGATCAAGCGTTTTCCTTCTTTTAGAATAACCATCAAAGAAAACTGATATCTTGGTTATATCGGGAATAGAATATAACCAATTAGAAAGCATGGAAAGAGAACCGAATATTACTCCAGTCGGATAACCGTCAGGGCCAGATAGTAACGGTTCCCCTTTGGCGAAACGAGACTGAACATATGCATAATAGGCCCTGTGGACGAGGTTGTTCCCGTCTACAAGGACGTGACGTTCAACTTCCGGTCCCCCAGGTCGTCTCATTCTTCCATACTCTTTAAATAAGAAACAGGGAAATCGATGAGTATCGGTTTACTTCTCAGTTTTACATGTACTTGGGCATGTTCCCCATCTTCATGCATATATGATATTTCGGCCTGAAGATTTTTGAAGTTCCCCTTCATAATCTTAACACATTGACCTTCTTTAAAAGAAGCTGTCTTTAGCGATTGCATCCCTACTTTCATCGGTGCAATATCTTTGTCATCAAGTAACGAAAAAGACTTCTTCCTAACCCCATTAACAACGATTTGTTGAGTTAAAACCATGCTGAAATATGTAGTTTCAGAAAGGTTTAGGTAAGAAATATTTTCTTCGTGTTCAATAAACACATACCCATCCATGTAAAACATGGTTTGTGATTCATCTCTAACTTTCTGTGAAACAGCAGGAATGAATACCTCAAGAGGCTTCTTAAGAAGCCGATGGGCAGAACGAACGATAAGTTGAATATTCTTTTCTCTCTCACCCACGGAGGTGAGTTGAACAACAACCCACTTCCGTGGAGGAAGTGGTGTAGATTTTGAAGTTCTTCCGGATTTAGTCGAAGACTTAACCATCCACCACTATACTGAAACAAAGTCAATCACGATCACGCTTAGTTCTTTGAACAAACAATCGTGAAAATTCCTTTTCCGGAATCGGTACTTTAGTTTTATCCAAGTTCACGTCTGCCATAGGTAATGATGTGGATATTGGAATATGTCCACCTGGTTCTATTTTATGATCTAAAGACGTTAATCTTTCATCATTAGTATATATAACACCATCGATTTCTAAAGTCCTCTTAGAAGTTCTCGGTAAAACAGTTTCTGTTTTAGGCGGATGGATATATGGTTGTTGTGGTTGTGGTGATTTATGAATTACAGGTTGGACCGGTGGGGTAACGGAAAATGAGGATGGTGTTCCAATGTTCGTTTGAGAAACTTGCCCGCCACTTATAGTAGACACTATTGCCGCTTCAACATCATGTGAAGTAGGACGATCGAGTGAACCAAGAGCACGAGCAAGGTCACCCCAACGAATACCGCTGTTTGAAAGGAAACTAGTAGCGACAGGATAGGTTGCTTTAGCACCAACAGAAGTACGAAGAGAACTAGCAATGGCCGCTATCATGTTATCACGAACCCATGAAACACCTTCACTTGAAAACAATCGATCAAAATCGTCAAAAGCTGCACTCGGCTCACTATCAATCCTGCGTAAAGCATTGACAAGGGCTTCCATTGAAGTATACCTAAATAACTCTTTGGTGAAAAGAACGGTGGCGCCACCAAGAGTTCGAAGTGTGTCTAAAGATGACACACATATGCGAGGGCAACACTTATGGTATCTTGCTACAATGCTTAGAGCATCTAATTCATAATCAATTTTCTCAGCTTTACATATGGACTCGAGTCTAGAAACGATTTCATTTTCCTGGGGAGGAGAAACTGGATATTCTTCAAGTCTGGACCTGATTGCCTCACCGATTTTATGAGGTTCAGTTGTACATAGAATGACAACGAACCTTCTATCTTCAATTGATTTCAATAACGCATCTTGAGCGGCTTTCGAGAGCCTTTGAGCTTCGTCTAAAATAACGACTTTCGGTTTCCCATCTACAGACCCATACTCTAAATCGTCTAGAATGGCACGAATACGATCAACAGTTCCTTGTGTGGCGGCGTCAAATTCATCTATATTCAATGACGAGTCATGAATAACAGACTCGCATGAAACGCACGTTCCACATGGCTCCCCATTTTCAGGGCCATCACAAACGATTGCCATGGCAGTGATTCGGGCCAAAGAGGTTTTTCCACAACCCTTTGGTCCTCCAAACATCATGGATCTTCCGGATAAGGTTCCAGAAGATGACCTTCGTAAAAGAAGTTTTACGACGCCATGATTTCCAATGACGTCGCAAAACTTCCTAGGACGATATTTTAGGTCTAAAGCGTGCATGAGAAAATGCTTTACTTTAAACTGTCTCCAAGCTCAGCTAACTCATCATTCCATCTACCATGACGTTCAGCTATTTCTGAAAATTCCTGAATCTGAGGAGGACGTATACCATATTTCATCTCTCCGGTCTTCTCATCTTCAGTTCCGACACATCTGGTCAAAAGATGATCAATCAAGGCGATACGCTGGTTCGGTTGCATGGTGTTCCAAACCTCGAGGGCCACAGTCATTATGAAATTGGCTTCCTCATCTTGATTGTTGGCAGAAAAATAAGAACGAGATATGTGAGCTTCCATAGGAGAAGCTTTCTTGACGTGACCAGGAATTGGTTTCCCAGCACTTTTCACGGCTTTATTTCTACATAAATAAATTATGTTAGCACTAGCCAACTCCGGGTGATACTTCGGAATCAATTTTCGAGCTGTCTCTTCAGCAGACTCAGAGTCTCCGATGATCAGAGGCTCAGGAGCCACTCTCTCTTTCTTGTTACGAACAGCGTCATTCTCTTTTCTCATAGTTGACACATCCAAGACATCACTCATTTATTCCTCCATTAACTGAAAACGCGGGTCATATGACCCCTAAATCTGTCATCTCCAACAATCTTCCACATATCACCAACATCTTTACAATTCATACCACTCATTTGATATTTAACGTCAATAATATCGAAATTCGATCCGTATTTCTTAATGAAATTTTGAGTACCGATTCTACCAGCTTTATCAGAGTCGAGGCACATGTAAATGCGACGAACAAATCGTTCAAGAAAACGAATTTGAAGAATTCCAAGACTTGATGTCGTTATGGCAACAACATTAGGTCGAACTAGACGTTCCATGATGAGTTGATCTACCGGACCTTCTACAAGAAGGATTTCGCGAGAGTGCCAAATTGAGTCCATGTTAGGACCGACACCAAAGAAATACCCTTCAGGACGTCTTCTTATCGCGAACGTGTCGTATGCCTTTCGATCTAAAGACCTGACTTGAAATCCGATGGTTTTACCTGAGTATGAAGTTAATGGAAATACGACACCGCCAGTTATTCTGCGACCAACGTGTCTAACTTTTCTCTCACCCTCTGCTGGAGCTTCCCACGTAGCAGACCAACTACGATAGTGGCAGGCATCACACCAAATGTGCTTCTTCTCAAAATCACTACATACGTCACTATGATCTGGGAAAGTCGTCGGGTCTACGTCAAACTCTCCTCCTACAAAACCAATCTTATGCTTTCCCCATTGTTCTTTCGATATTCCTCGACCAAGAAGATACTCTTGAGCTTTATCTGATTGATCAAGATGCCCGTTGGCCCAAGTTACGAATTGATCTGCGAACATTGTTAAAGTTCTACGAATGCAATACCATTCTTGATATTATGGAGAAGTACACTGGAACGACCACCTAGAATTTGAGTATACATCCCAACAAAGTCCGGTCTAGATAAGAAGACAGGAGTATCTAGACCACATCGATGAATGCGACATATTTTTCGATAAATAACACTATCATCTTTGTTGGTCAGATTAGTTTTACCAGCCCATTTCTCAAGTTCCTTATCACTCCATTTAGAAGGGATCAAAACACAATGAGGCTGCGCCTTAGTACCACTTTTCTTCTGTAACCAATCAAACGCATCACCTGCTTTTTTATGAATATTATCCCATTTTTCTGAAACAGAAAGTGAATACGCAGCAGACATCAAGTCTGGAATAATTTCGTCTAAACGATCCTGATCATAATTAAATACACCAGATCTTATAGACCCGTTAGAAATTTTCCTAACAACAGAAAATTTCGGAGTCGATAAACTTACAACGGCAGGAAAAAATGAAGGTTTGGCTGGAGTTTCAATCCAAAAAATGGATCCATCAACTCCACGTTTATATCTATGTAAATCATGATCAAGTATTCGAAGAAGAATCATCCCAAAGATCCTCCGGAAGAGGTAAAGATAACTGAGTAACAGGTTTGGGAGTACGAATAAAGAAAGAGCGCATGAAGAACGCTATTTTATCAGTGATCGATAGTGGTTCCAAATGAATTCGTTCCCCGATAACCCACTGAAGGGTTGCAACATCTCTATAATTATTGAACACATATTCATCATCAGCAAGCGAATCAAGAAATTCTGATTTGGCATCTTCCAAATTTAAACGTGGTTTAAACATGGGACAAGAACTAGAAACTTCATCAGAATCACATACAGAGCCCTTCCATTCTTTTGCATCACCAGAGTCATACATACATAAGTGTACTGGACCATTATCGTCATTCTGAAATACAACAACAGTAGACTGATTTCTTAAAGCGAGTGGAGCATCAACAGAATGAGTATACCGAAGCTTAGTCGAGTTATGAACTTCGTTATAAACACAATTCAAGTGTTTTCTTTCTTGAGACTTTTGAATATACTTATGTGCATACCTACGCCTAAGTTTCAAGAGACGCTTTTCTACATCTTCCTTAGTTTTCAATGGAGGTCTCCAAACCTAAATGTTATACTTCACTTTTTTAACTTTTAAACTTCCATCAACCTTGTGACCCTCATACGCCACATGAGCATGAGAAACGAAATCGGGATTGTGAGTTACCATCAGTATGTTTATACCGGTTTGTTCTGACAGGTGTCTCATGAATTCAGCACACGATGGAACATAGCCATTCCAAAGCGCCGCCATTGATTCATCCAAAAGTAACATGTTACCCATACCCATACGAGCCATGACAGCGAGCCGAAGAACTAAAGAAACAACAACGGCGGCACCCCCACCAAACGAAGCAAGTGGATCACCTTCATTACCGTCTTCTTCCATTACAAAACGCATCGATAAACGATTCTTCTGTGGCTCCTGTCGAATATGGAATGACAACTCTTGATCTCCAAGAACATGCCTAAGGCCTGTAGTGGAGAGCTGAGCCATGGAGTCAACATTTTTGCTGAGAGAGTCTTCAAGCCAGGTTTTGAAAACCTCAGTACATTTTTGATAAATGTCTGCCTTGTACTTAAAGTCTTTCTCAGCCAATTCGGCTGCTAAAGCTTGAGAAACAAGAATGCTTCGATAAGCTTTAAGCTTAGAAACATCATCCTTAAACTGATTAAAACGATCTTGAGCTACGGTCATGACCCTTTTTCTTTCATGGATTGAAGGAAATGACGAGCAACAATCCCAGAACTTACTGAATCAGGACTTAAAGAATCACATACCTCAAGAATTGTGGGGGAAACTTTATGCTGGAACTTCAGCATAACGTTTTCTGAAGATACATATGAAATTATGCTTGACAAAGTGTCAGCAGGTAAATCAACAGATAAAGAGCTTCCTGTTATGAATTTAACAGGAAGACTGGAAACCTCTTGCCCATTACAAAAGATATTCATCAGGTCACCAGACGCTTTAAATGAAGCACGACGAGTGCCTTCACGCGCCATATTAACCCACTGAAGAGCTTTATTGAATTTCAGTTTACTGATTTCAAGTTGAATACCATACCCGTCGTCCGATAGAACTTGAAGAACAGGCTTATTGCAAGATACGCGACTGAATGATATTACAGATCCTGATTTTGGATCAGATAAAAACATTTTCGTACGATCTTGACCTACGATTATATCGTTACCAAATGATTTCGAACAAAACGTGCGCATGACCGGGATATCATCTGAGACAACAGATAACTCAAGAGATAATCCGTCCATATATGCGACGGTTGCGTATATTCTAGCATTAGAAGATCCGCACCCTTCATTCGGGTAAAAATGGACTTGATTTACTCTACGGTCTTCATCAGTCTTCGTATCCTTAACTAATGCAGAACAGGATAACTGATGAAGTAGTTCTTCAAATTTTTTCGCAGGGACAGAAGCACCAGAAACGGATGGTTTCGATGGCATTGGAGATCGTCTAGCCGAGTCAACCCTTCTCTTGACAGTTGCTTGACGTACCTGACCGTCACCCTCTGCTTTTATGACAAGACCCTTGTCAGTCAAAGACAGTGTGACGTCAGTAAGATCACTTTCAAAAAGTGCCGATCTATCGATGGACAAATAAAAATCATCGGATGACCCGGATCCGGGAGATGGAGACCGTGAAGACACGACAGCGTGGACTTGTCTACGGCGGTCAGTGGAACTGATCCAAAGGCTTCCATCAACAATGCGAAGAATGTAATCACCAGATACAGGACGAACAAGCTTCGCCATGGAAAACCCACGACGGAGATCTTCTGGAGAGAAAGAGAATTTCGTCGCCATTATTAACCAGATATTTCTTTTAACATCGGTCTTAGTATATTTTCGGCGGCGTTCAAATCAACTTCGTAGTTATCAAGCTTAATGCGAAACACCTCTTTTGAGCGACGCATATCTTCCTGAATCGTATCGGGGTTATACCCAAGTTTTTTACACTCTTCAATAATATTTTTAAGCGTGCGCTTGTTTTCCGCCTGTGCAGCGTCAATTCTCAGTTTATCTTGAGACAGACTGTTACCCCTTTGCGAAAGGGCTTTAAAACGAGATTCGAGTTCTTCTAAATTTTGGTCTTCTAACTGAGCCATGTTTCCCTCCGAAGACTAGAACCTTACACTGAACGATGTAACAAACATTACTCGTAATCTGATTCAAGAGAAAACGTAGAATTTTCTATGCGACCGCCAGTTTCGACGCGCCTATGAGCGATATATTTTTTACCGTCATCACATTTTATCCTATAATCACACCTATGGCACTCACCAGATGGAGTAGCATCAAAACACTTCAGTTTAATCTTTTTGGCAACATCAAATGTGTCATCTAGAAGAGATCGCATTCGTGACTCATCATAGTCGATCCATTTAACAGGATCGTTTGGAAATCTCCAAAAAGCAAATCCAAGTCTAGATGGAGCTACATGATATTTTATATAATGTAGAACAGCGTACCAAACGAGTTGATCAGCATCTACATACTTTTCGCGATATTTAGAACCTTTTCCATCTATGATCCAAACATCTGATCGATTTTTGTAATGAACAAAGTCAGCTATACCCCCTAACTTTAAGGTCATCCCGTACTTTTCATTACCATAAACAACGGTTAAGTCATCCTCAGCTCGACTGTCAGGAGTCAAAAACCCGTGCGATCTGATCGTTTCAATAGCCTTCGGCAAATAAGTTATCAAATCCGTCCGTAACAAATTCACAAAAGCCGGATCCTGAGATCGATCAAATTTCTCACGAAGTGAGACAACATCAATAGCCTCTTCAATATATGATAAAACAGATGAAACAGGGTCGGGGTTAGCCCAAAGTCTCTTAGTGTAAAACCACTCGAGAACTTTCCCAATTGTGGATCCGAACATAGAGGTACGAGGGTCGGATACGACCGATTCCTTAATTATATACCGATACTCATATTTACGTGGACATTTCTTATATATATTACGTCCGGAGTAAGAAATGTACTGATCAAAGCTCATTTATAACCCCTAATTATCATCAGCAGTGCCAGCCTCAGCAGCCTCGAGTAACTCAAGAGCTAAATTCCTGACATCTTGTGGAAATTGATCCAGTTCTTTCTTACGTAGTTCCATTGATGAATCAGAAGCCAAGTCTCTGTTCATTTTGAGTTGCGTAATAAACTCATTTAAAGAGCGACGCTCACTGTCGAGTCTCTTTTTAAGTTCAATATCAAATACATCAGAAGCATCTTCATGAGGAATAACATGTTCTTCTACCGTAATACCGCGAGAGTCGGCTCTAATCAATCCAACTTTCGGTTTTCTGTCTAAATTTTCAAATGTTAAAGCGCCACGAGATACGGCACCGAGATTAACAAATTTAATCCCCATGTGATCAACAATACCCTGGTCTTTATGATAATGACCAAAGACATAAACGTCAGGACATCCTTCAAACACCAAATCACGATAATCGAAAATATTTTCGTTGAAAAATGACTGAATACGTTCTTCGGGAGCCATGGAAGCAAGAGCGTGGACAAAGGCAACCGTATAAGTGTCGCCAGGGCGTTTCCTGACAAGATCAGCAAGGCCGTCCACAGCTAAATCAGTCGTATATTCAACTCCAACAACCCTAACTTTAAGTGTCCCATCGACGAATGACTCATCGCGAAGTGGTTGAAAAACACCACTTTTAAACATTATGCCGAGTGGCTGTCTATGGACCGATGAGGGATCATTATTAGACATATCATGATTGCCCGCAATGGCATGTGTCGGGCATGAATAACGGCGATGAATCTCAGCCGCTGCAGACGTTGTAGCATATGTTGTTTTATTCGCAGCTTTTACATGGAAAAAGTCTCCGCCTCGTAAAATAGCCGAAGCACCGCATTTACGAGCGAAATCACCCTGCCACTCTATCTTCTTTAGTATAGAATCGCGGTAATTATCTTTACGAAATCCCGGATTTAAATCAGCGAGATGCTCATCAGATGATGTTATTAGTTTGATTTCTGACATGAAAATCTCTTGAGCCGTCTGAGCTCGGAAATAAACAATACTGGATGAAAGCAAAACGAACTAATTCAGATTCTTTTGAATTAATTCACCTAAATTCGAATTTCGAACAGTTTCTCGTTCGTTATGAATAGCAAAAGAAAAAGCCTTCGGATCCCCAAATACGAATACTTTTTTCTTCGCACGAGTAATGGCAGTATATACGAGATTTTTATATAACATAATACCATATTGCATCGTCATAGGCATTACGACAAAATCAAATTCTTGTCCCTGAACTTTATGAGCAGTACAAGCATATGCAACTTTTAGCATACTACGTGCTTCTTCAATTTTAAACAAGAATATTTTATCAACATATCTCGGAAATGTTGATTCTTGATCAAACCAGTCAAAAATTTTCACTTCAACTTCATCTTGCTTAACAGATATTCTCGTTACTTTTCCAACATCACCATTGAAAATCATCCGCTCATAATCGTTTCTAACGATCATGACACGGTCACCTTCAAACAGGTCTACGTTCCCGTGTTTAAGCTTCGTAGCTTTATCAGAAATAAAATCAGGGTTCAACACTCCTCGAAGACTCCTATTGAGGTTATCAACGCCAAGGTCCCCATCATACATAGGAGCAATGACTTGAAAATTTAAATCACGAGCCTTCAATGTGGTTGATAACTTACAAATCTCACTAACAACATTTTCAATAGGAATATTTAAATAAACAAATTGAGACTCATGATTCATTGTCGTATCAACAGGGTCACCATTCAAAATAGAATGAGCGACAGTAATTATATCTGACTGTTTATCCTGACGATAAACACGAGTCAAAGACACGTGTGGGACACGAGAGCAATTCATCAAACTATTTAGAACATACCCGGCTCCAACAGCCGGTAACTGATCCGAGTCTCCTATCATGATAACGATAGTCGTTGGTGACAAAGCGGATATAAGATGAAATAAAGTGGACCCGTCAACCATTGACATTTCGTCAACGATTATGGCATCAACATGATAACGATCACTGGAGTTGAATTCCCAACTACCATCTTTCTTAAAACCAAGAGCTCTATGAATAGTTGACGCAGGCTTTCCGGTTACTTGAGATAATCGTTTGGCAGCGATTCCGGTCGGAGACATTAGAGTGTAATGAATATTACATTTCTCAAATAAGTGAACAAATGCAGAAACAAGAGTTGTTTTACCTGTACCGGGATATCCGGATACGACACAAAGTCTTGATTTCTCAAGCATGAGAAAAGCGTCTCGTTGTTCATCCGAAAGTATTATATTTCGAGATTTCTCAAAATCGTTTAATATGGATTTCAAGTCACCCATCAATCGAGGAGGTTGACCTATGATATCGGCAATGCAACTTGCTGATATTGATTCATGATTCCAGTTATGAGCCAAATAAATATGATCATCAGCACAAACAACACCTCCGGAGTCTTGGAGTTGTTTCAGACCTGAATAAAAATGTGAGTCAGACATGTACTCACCGTGCGAAAAAGCCTCAATAGAATTTCTCCGAAACATCTTCTTAGATATATAAGTTAAAATTTGAGCAGATGTGCAATACATGTGACCATCTGATGAGGATAGCTCTCGCATCGCGAAAGTAATTATAGCGCAAATTCTTCTAGGGTCATTTACACCAATACCAATTTTCCGAGCCGCGTTATCGGCGGTGGCGAATCCGACAGCATGGCATTCACAAAGCCTGTATGGATCTTCATGCAAAACATCTTTTGTTTTGATTCCAAATTTCGTAAAAACACTTTTGATTTGTAAAGCGTTAAGACCTAGATCAGTCAAAAAGATAGCTACAGTTCGGCTCTCGGAGGCTTCAGACCACTCTTTAATAATAGCAGTGGACTGATTTTTGGTGAGGAATGGAAGTTGGTTAATTTTATCAGGGTCGTTATTAAGTATATCGATAAGATCATCACCGAAGGCATCATATAATTTAGTCGCTGTAATTATTCCAATAGAAGGAACATTGGCAGTCAGGTATACTATGATTCCATTTCTTCCTTTTTCTAGAATAACTTCACAGTCCGTGGCATGAAATTGCTTTCCGAATTTTTCATGTTCTTCGTATCCTCCAGTAAACTTGGCCTTCAAACCAGAAGATATGGAAACCCCAGGAAATGTTCCACGAACAGTTGTCTGCTTTGAGTTATTGCCAATCAGAACCCGCATAACATAAAAACCAGTTTGGCGATTTTGAAATTGAATCCCAGATATTTTTGCAGTTATTTCCATCATACTCATGTTACACTAGAAGTGGCGGACATAAGACTATACAAATTATTCTCTGAAATGACCTGAACGTTATGCTTCTTAGCATTCTTCATTTTTGAACTAGTAGTATCCTGATCATTCGTAACCAAAAATGAAAGACCGGTACCTACCGAACTCTTAACAACCCCACCGGCCTCCAAAATCATTTTTTCAACAGCTTTTCTGGGTTTTGAGGTGGCCCCCGTTATGCAAAATGATTTTCCAGTAAGCATCCCAACGGCAGGCTTCTGCAGGTAAAGAACTTCTGCTAGTTCAAGTATAACGCTCTGACGTTCTTGCAGTCCATCCAAAACCTGTCTTGCAGTCACTTCTCCAATATTGGGAATTTTCAGAAGGTCATCATAAGTCAGAGAAATGACTTTTTCAACAGTATCATATCCAGCTTGGACAATATCCGTAGCTGTGGCAAGAGCGAAATTCGGAATATTCAAAGAAGCAAGAAGAAGCTCGAGCGGGATCTTCTTGTTCTCATGAAGAACTTCATAACACTTCCGGGCCATCTTAGAACCAGAAGTGCAAACTGCTATATCATCAATAGTGAGTTTATATAAATCAGATATGGAATTAATATGAGGGTTATCCGGGTCAGTCAACTGGTCAACAAGAGCATCTCCCCAGTGAAGTAACCCGAGTCTTTTGATCCAAACCTTAACAGATCCGGCAAGTTTAGCTGGGCACGCCTTGTTGCGACACCACAAGAAAAACCCTTCAGATGATGTAGGTCCAACACATACAGGACAATAGTCTGGAATCTTAAATATATCTTGGTTTCCCATATAGGGAAAAATACAGTAAATATGTGAATGTTATTCAGTATCTTCAGACTCTTCTTCTTCCTCTTCTTCCTCTTCTTCCTCTTCAGGCTCATCGGAAGGCTCATCGGAAGGCTCATCGGAAGGCTCCTCCGAGAACTCTTCATCAGGAGCTTCATAGTCTGGAATATCCATGTCTCCCATGTCAGGAGAAGCCTGACCGGGGGCTTCCTGGTCATAAGACTCGGCTGGCGATCCACCAGCACCAGCTTCCATACTTTCAGGAGAAGAATTGGGTATCGGAGCCCCTCCTCCTTCACCATATGTAAAGGAACTCTGAAGCATATCATACTTGCCTTCGTAGAAGGCTTTTGAGAATCTCGAGAGCTCAGAACCGATGGACAAAACGGCTTCAGAAATCTTAGAGAGATTGGCAAGTTCCTCACCCGCAAAGTCGCCCTGAAGGCGGGCGAGCTTGGCATATAAAACGTGAGAATCTTTTAAAACATCCGCCACGTAAGAATTCACTCGCTGCCATTCAGCGTCGTGGTCTTCTGCGGCCGTGTGCACGCCTGACATAGCTTTTTGAACTGAAACGGCGGCATGGGAAAGTGCAGATTTATGGCCGGTCGGGGTATCGCTAGAATTAGTTTTATTGGCCATGGACCTCTGAACGTCAGAGGCAATAGTGCGAAATGTGGTGTCCATAAATATCCTTTATTGTCGAAAATTAAAAAGAGCCTATCTATCAAACCAAACCATACAAGGTGTAATTTTATAGGATGGAACGCCAAGAAGAATTGAAGAAATTAATCCGGGAAGCTAAGACAGACTACTATAATCTGACACCCAATGTCAGCGACCAACAGTATGATGCATGGGTTGATGAACTCTCCCAGTTATCCCCAAATGATGAAGATGTTGTCGCAATAGGTGCCGCACCGTCCCAATATTCTGTATGGGAAAAAGTAAAACACGAGATACCAATGGGATCGCTCGGGAAGGTTAATTCAGAAAAGGAACTGGACGAGTGGGCGTTGAAGTCAAACGCAAAAGAATGGTTCATTACACATAAGATCGACGGATCATCAATGGAACTCGTATATAGGGGCGGAAAACTGATCAGATGCGTAACTCGAGGAGATGGGATAATCGGAGAGAATGTCACACATAATATATCAAAAGTTCCGTCCGTGCCGAAATCAATATCGACAACTGACGACATTACGGTTCGTGGCGAAGTCGTAATGATGAAAAACGTTTTCGGGTCAAAGTATTCAGAAGAGTACGCAAATCCGCGTAATACGGCGGCGGGAAAAGTCCGAGAGAAAAAAGGAGGAGGAGAAGCTTGTAAAGACCTGGAATTCTTGGCATATTGGGTATATTCCGAAAATAAAATTAAAACAATGCAACTCACTATGCAATGGCTCAAGGAACTCGGGTTTAAAGTTCCGCCATACGATAATGGCGATTTTTCATATATAAAGAGAACTTATGAAAAGGAAGCACTTAGCAGAGACAATATCCCATACGAAATAGATGGGATGGTCGTTTCAATCAGTGATCTTGAATTGCTCGAAGAGATGGGATCACTAAACGGAAGACCCAAGGGTCAGATTGCGTGGAAATTTGATCCGGCGATGAGAGAGACACGAGTGATAGATATAAAGTGGCAAGTTGGAAATTCAGGTCGAATTACACCAGTAGCCGTAGTAGAGCCGGTGGAGGTCGGCGGTGTAACAATAACGAATATATCATTACATAATCTCTCTTTATTTCATGACCTCGCGTTATGTTCGGGTGATCGAGTTCTCGTTTCACGACGGAATGACGTCATACCGTATATCGAAAAAAACCTTGATCACTCCCTATGATCAAATTCAAACGTTTTTTCGCTGTGTTACGAACCTCTTCATTGTCATCATCAGCTAACTTGGCTAAGATCTCTGGAGGCGTGTTATGATTACCAGCCACATTATTACGAACCGAACCCGCCAAGTCATCAGCTAACTTGATTAATATCTCTGGAGACGTACTATTGTTCTCGGCCACATACTGACGAACATATCTGTCTTCATCTTCAGCCAACTTGGCTAAGATCTCTGGAGGCGCACTAGAATTACGGGCTACACGAAGACGAACCCGTCTATCTTCATCTTTAGCTAACTTGGCTAAGGTCTCTGGAGGCGTGCTAGGATTCTCGGCCACATTATAACTAACATCATCAGCTAATTTAGTCAAGATCTCTGGAGGCGTATTCGGATTACCGGCCACACTAAGACGAACCGAGCCCTCCAAGTCATCAGCTAAACGAGACAGTATATCTAAAGGCGTGTTACGGTTCTCGGCCACATGAGAACGAACCTGCCTATATTCATCATCAGCTAACTTGGCTAAGGCTTCTGGAGGCGTGCTAGGATTCTCGGCCACATAACCACGAACCATGACATCGTCATTATCATCAGCTAACTTGGCTAAAGCTCCTGGAGGCGTGTCAGGGTTATTGGCCACATTCTGACGAATCACCGTGTCCTTGTCATCAGCTAAACGAGATAAAGCTTCAGGAGGCGTGTTAGGATTACGGGCCACACGAAGACGAACCCGTCTATATTCGTCTTCAGCTAACTTAGATAAGATCTCTGGAGGCGTGCTAGGATTATGGGCAACAGAACGACGAACCTCATCACCATCACTAGCTAACTTGGCTAAAATTTCTGGAGGCGTGCTAGGATTCTCGGCCACACTAAGACGAACCATATAATCATCATTATCGGATAATTTAGCCAAGATATCTGGAGGCGTATTTGGACTCTCAGACAAGTATGAATGAATATAATTCGTATCGTCGTCATCATCGTTCACAATCTCTCGAATTTCTTCTTCGGATAGTTTTCCTTTTTTAAGTTTATAAAGTTTTGTCTCCGGAGCGCTTGGCAGATCAGATTTGATTATTTGATCTATTTTCCCGGATATTTCTGAATATGGATTTGATTTGATCGTATCATCATTAGATTTAAAAATCTCAGTCATGTCACGATCTCTATGAACGGCGAACGCGATCTTATCAATACTATCGCGGGTTTCTTCTTCAGTCGGTGCTTTGTTGATCAGAAAATAAAATACGACATTTTCACTTCGATATCGTGCAAAAAAACTAGCATCCTTCATCGATATGCACCATTTGGTGCCTTTGCCGTATTCAACGCATGCTCTCTTCTCGTCAATTCTTATGAGAACGAATTTACCGTCTTCATACAGTTTAACAGATCCGGTTGTCTTAGACTTGATCTTCTCTTGAGTTTTAGACGATTCGGGTAAACTTTTTAGTATATTTTCTAAATCCTTTAGATCTTTGTACTGATTTATATCCTTCTTTTCCAGCAGAGAAAATTTCTTATGAAATAATTCAACGGTAGGTATAATGTCATTTAAAGAGTGACCTCTCAGTATCTGTCTGACAGACCAATCTATGTATTTATCATTTTTTGACGGGTCCTTTTGATGAATCTCATCAATTTCTGCAGATAAATCAGGATGTTTCGCTTTAAGGTTATCAACCTTTCCAGCAATACGTAAAGCGATCAATGAGAGAAGCATACTCATGATTTTTCACCACATGGAAGCCAAATTCAAACGTTTTTTCGCCACGTTACGAACATATTCATCGTCATCACCGGATAATTTAGCCAAGATTTCTGAAGGCGTGTTAGGATTATCGGCCGTATAATAACGAACACTCTCATATTCGTCTTCAGCTAACTTGACTAAAACTTCAGGCGGTGTGTTAGGGTTATAGGCCACATTACGACGAACCTCCTCATCACTATCACTAGCTAAACGAGCCAAGACTTCTGAAGGCGTGTTAGGGTTTATGGCTACACTCCGACGAACACCCTCATTATCATCGTCAGCTAACTTGGCCAAGATTTCTGAAGGCGTATTCGAATTATAAGCTGCACGCCGACGAACATCCTTATTACTATCATCAGCTAAACGAGATAAAGCTTCAGGAGGCGTATTCGGATTATAGGCCACTTGCTGACGAACACCCACCTTATCCGATAACGATAACTTAGCCAAGATATTTGGAGGCGTGTTAGGGTTCATGGCCACACCATAACGAACATATTCATTATCATCGGATAATTTAGCTAAGACCTCTGGAGGCGTGTTAGGGTTTATGGCCACTTGCTGACGAACACCCACCTTATCCGATAACGATAACTTAGCCAGGATACTTGGAGACGTATTCGGACTCTGAGATAAATATAGATGAATATCACTCGTTTCTTCATCATTATTGTTCACAATTTTTAAAATTTCTTCTTCGGATAGTTTCCTTTTTTTAAGTTTACTAATTGACGTTTCTGGAGCGTTTGGTAAGTCGGATTTGATTATTTGATTTATTTTCCCGGATATTTCTGAGTACGGGTTTGATTCGATCGAGTCATCATTAGAGTTAAAAATCTCAGTAGTTGAGTCATCTTTTTGAACGGCGAACGCTATCTTATCAATACTATCACGGGTTTCTTGTTCAGTCGGTGATTTATTGATCAGAAAATAAAATACGACATTTTCATTTCGATATCGTTCATAATAATTAGCGTCCTTCATCGATATGCACCACTTGGTGCCCTTGCCATATTCAATACAAGCTCTCTTACCATCGATTCTTATAAGAACGAACTTACCATCTTCGTATAATTTAATAGATCCGGTTGTCTTAGACTTGATCTTCTCTTGAGTTTTAGACTCCGGAAGGTCTTTCAGAACATTCTCTAAATCCTTTAGATCCTTGTACTGATTTATGTCCTTCTTCTCTAAGATGTGATATTTCTTATGAAATAATTCAACGGTAGGTATAATATCATTTAAAGAATGACCTCTAAGTATTTGCCTGACAGACCAATCAGTATACTTATCATTTTTTGACGGATCTTTTTGATGAATCTCATCAATTTCTGAAGATAAATCTGGATGTTTCGCTTTGAGGTTATCAACCTTCCCGGCAATACGTAAAGCGATCAATGAGAGAAGCATACTCATACATATATATCAGATAATTAAAAAGTTGTAAACTTACGAACAGGTATATTAATTAATATCGGTTTGAGAGTTTTGAATCATTCGTTCAATCTCCTCCATAGCATCAAAAGCCACGCAAGAAATACGAACGCGCTTACCATCCATGGATTTCAGTAAATCCTGACTTGAAAATGCCACACCGTCGTCATCAACAAGAACGAATTCACCAGTATCTAGATCAAGGTGAATTGTTCCATCGACGATGGTACCGGCATCAAATCCGTGAGAGAACCTATCTCGGTCGTTATCATATCGAAATTTACTCATGAGGCTCCCCGTTCATGCGCTTCCGGGAAGTTCAACCGAGCGAACTCTCCGAAACGCTTTCTCGCTGCTTCACGAACAGCCCGTCGTGGTCCCGCAAGAAGAACAAAGATAACAAGAACCATTACGTTGTGTGATATTACCACAACGAGCACACGGTGGCCCACCGAGATTCTTACGAGGAACCTTCACTGCGTCTACAGTGAATGGTGATGGTGAGACCGACGGGATCGGTGACGGAGGAATGGACTGAGCACCGTCTTTCGCTATGCTCTCATTCACGTAATCATTAGACTCATCGCCAGGTTCATCAACACGGCCAGAAAGACCGGAGTATTCGCCACCATAATAATGAAGATCTAGAACTTTGAACATGTAATCGTACAAGCTCTTGGCAAAACGAACATTCTTGTTGGTCGTCATACCAGCAGGTTCAAATCGAGTATCAATGAAGCTCGTAATTAGCTTCGGAAGCGGTATTCCATACTGAATGGCTATGGAACAAAGTTGAGTAAAACCATCAATGAGACCGGAAACAGTACTACCAGGTTTTCCAAGCTTCAGGAAAATCTCACCAGGAAGGCCATTTGGGTATTCACTAACGATCAAATAACCTTTATATCCATCAATTTCAAACTTATGACGCCAACTCTTAACATCCGCAGGCATCTTCTCTCGATGAACAACCGGAACTCTGACTTCTCGAATAACTTCCTTAATTTTCACATCAACTGCGTCCAAAGCGGCTTTAATCTGAGGATTTTTTACGTCTTTCGTTACTAACGGCTGAGAGGCTTTGCACTTATCGCGATACAACGCGATGCACTTCAGCCCTAAACGCCACGATTCTTCATAAATTTTTGCAATCTCTTCTGGTGTAACGCTTTCCGGTAAATTCACTGTCTTACTCATGGCGCATGTGATGAGTGGCTGGATAGCAGCCATCATTTTAATGTGAGCCATCGGGGATAAATAACGCCCAGAAGGTCCAGCTGGCATCGCGGTATCAAAAACAAGAAGATGCTCTTCCTTCAGACCAGGAGCTCCTTCAATGGTGTCATAAGACTCAATGTACTTACAAATCTCATCAACTTCGTCGTTAGAATAACCAAGGTTTACAAGAGCTTCGCGAACACCAAAGTTCACGAGCTTCATCACGCCACCACCAACGAGCGATTTATATGAAACAAGAGAGAACGACGGTTCAATACCAGTAGTGTTCATACCCATCAGGAACGAAATCGTACCAAGCGGAGCTTGGAGTGTAGCTTGCGAAACGTTATATCCGTGTTTCTCACCAAGGGATATGGCTTCACGCCATATGTTTGCTGATAACGACACAACATCGTCATTGATTGGATCTTTTTCAATGTGCCAACGCTCGATAATCTTGTCGTCAGCTTCTTGATGCATTCGCATAACGCGAAGCATGTCATCACGGTTTTTGTCGAAGTCAGAAAAAGCGCCGACTCTAGCAGCGATCTTGGCTGAAGTCAGGTATACGTATCCAGTCATCAAAGATGCCATTCTAGCAGCGATAGCGCGTCCCTCATCCGAGTCATAACCGTAGCCGAGATTCATTATCAGAGCGCCGAGATCACCATAATTAGTGCCAATCGGACGAAGCTTATTCGAATTAGCTCCGATTTCATCAGTAGGATACGAAGCCTTCGCAACAATAGCCATCTGAGAAATGCTAAAAATTCTGGTCGCTTGTTCAAATCTTTCAGGAACAAACTTACGACCATCAAAAAATTTCGTAAGATTGATCGCGCACAGATTGCAAGCCGTATTATCAATATGAAGAAATTCTGAACACGGATTTGAAGCGCGAATACGACCACTCTTGGGCGTTGTATGCCATTTGTTTATAGTGTCAGAGTATTGAACTCCAGGATCGCCACAACTCCACGCGGCATCAGAAATTTCTTTCCAAAGCTCACGAGCTTTATGATTGTGAACAACTTTCCCGCCTTTTCGTTCACGAGTTTGCCAAGTTCCATCATCAAGCATGGACTGCATGAACGCGTCAGGAACAGATATCGAGTGATTTGCATTTTGATACGGAACAAGCTTATAAGCACCAATTGGGTTATCATATTCAGACGAATAACCAACAGAAACAAGGTCATGAGCAAGCTTCTCCGCCCACGACTTACAACGAATAAATCCAGGACGACCATCTCGAGTCTCCAAAATGTCTGGATGGTCCATATCCATCACAACCATTTTCGCTGCGTTTCTTGTTGCGCCACCAGATTTCATGGCACCGGCATAAGCATTGTTACCTTGCATCCAAGACAATGGGCCAGATGTGTAAGACCCGGCAGAGATCTTTTCATAAGAAGATCGTAGATTTGAAAGATTAGCTCCAGACCCGGAGCCACCACGAAAAATCATAAGTTCGGATTCTTGAAACTTCATTATATCGTCAAGTGAGTCTCCGATTCCGGAAATAAAGCAGGCAGAAGCTGCGGGCTTCCGTCCTTCAATACCTAAATTGAACCAAACAGGAGAATTGAAAGCTCCATATTGATGAAGAAGTGCAAAAGTGAGCTCTTCTTCAAAAACTTGAGCATCTTTTTCCGTATTAAAATAATTTTGTTCTGACGCCCACCCACGAATTACAGAACAAACACGATTGAACATCTGTTTTACAGAGTTTTCGCGTACGCCACCTACAACACGAAAATATTTATCCGCAACAACATTAACATTGTTTTGTGTCCACCAAGCCGGTACTTCAATACTCTTTTGTTCAAAAACAATATCGCCTTTTCCATTCCGTATGCAAGCATCAACAGTTTTCCATTCAACTTGGTCGAATGGATGGATGCTATCAGAAGTGAATACACGAGGCCAAAATCCAACTTCATTCGCAACGTCCTTAGACGTATGAACCTTATTAATATTAACAACCTGTGCAGACACCCCACTAACGCTTGACATTCCTAGCCTCCTCAGACAATCTAATGATTTCAGATTCTATACCAAAACGAGCCGAGTCATCACCACGCTTATGTGATATATCAAGATCACAGAGAATGTTAAGACTAGACATTAAAGATCTTTTAGACCACAAACCATGTCTTGAAATAGACAGCTTTTTGAAAATAAAAGGATGAACACCAAGAAGTGCGGCACCATCACTTTCAGAAAGTTTACGTCCAAGTACCTCTTCAAGTTTAAGCTGCTGCAATACATGACGTTGCATATAAGCGATAATCCACCCGGTTTCTTCTGCTCGTTCTTGTAATTTATCATAGTAGGCAAGTGCTTTAATCGTGTTTCCATCACATATGGCGTCTAGGATCTCACGAGGCGTTATCTCAGCAGAAAAAACTATTAAAGAACGAGCCTCTTCAGGGGTGACAGTAGTACTAGGAGGTACCGCCGCAGCAAGCTTCTCGATCTCTCGATGCAGTTTCCGTAGACACGTTCCTGAGTTCACAAAAAGAGCACCCGCAACTCTAGTTAGACTTATGTTAAAACAATCACCCTCTTTGATGATCCATTTAATGACATCATTATTATCAGAGTATGATTTTAATTTCGGAAACGTTAGAGAACGTTTCGAACGTTTATCTTGAAGAACACGCTTTCCTGGTGGAGAAACACATATCAGGGTATCCTTATCTGATTCTGGTAAATTTGGAATATCTTTCGCATTCCATAATATGAAAGTTCTTGAGCCGTCAGATATATAAGATGACTGAGAATCACGTACGTATGACTCAAGGCCATCAGGGATGGTATACTCAAAAATTTCTGAGGCAAGAGAAGATTTCGCTTCTTCTCTTGCCGCTCTTTCAACCAAAAATTCTTCTTCCCCACTGATAAGAATTAAAGAAGACATGAAAATAACATTACATTAAGAGATTCATAATCATTCTCGACCAGTGAATCTCCGCGTTAGCAGAGGTTGATCTAGACAAAACACCACAAAATTTCAAAATTGGCATTGAAATTGATGATTCATGTAAAAAGGGTTTACACGAATTACGAATCACATGAACAATAGCATCTCTAATTTTATTGTTTCCGTTTTCAAGATCAAGTATTAATTTTGGCGGCTTCGATAAAATTGAAACTTCTTTCTTAGCAGCAGATATTATTTGATCGCGCAATTCTTCAAAAGATCCATTTTCAACAATCAATCGATATAATTCTGGACGACCACAAGCCATTTCAATAGCGCTATCGGACACGGGTAAGAGAAGAGAAGAAGCATATTCATGCATCTCTTTCAAAGAAACCGGATTGAGCCTAAATTCAGCGCGAATTCGTGAAGCTAAAGCAGGTTGTAAAAATCCCGAGTCATAACAAATAAGAACGACAATCAGTGACTCGGGAGGCTCTTCTGTTAATTTCAATAATGCATCTTGTGCTGGCTCTGATAAACGATCAGCATCATCAACAAGAATAACTTTTACTGGACTACCGACCGGACCAGTTTTAGCAAATTCAACAACTTCACGGGCGCCATCAACACCGGGCGCCATTTCAATAAAGTCAACTTCGTGAAGATGCTCTTGAAGAACTGTTTTAACCAGTAGTGGCTGGCCAAGAAAACGATTACCTAGGAATGCCACCACTGAAGGATGATGGGAGTACTTCTCCACTGGAAGAAGTAGACTCCTGAAGGATTGCTGGACTTCTCCAGCTTTGTTCTCCGGTTGCATTTTGAATTCGTGACCCAGAAATTTTCGTCATTGAAAACTTGACTTCAAAAATACACTTACAACTCGGACATAAAAAAACATTTTGGAGGCCAGTGGCTTCCAGGCCTCCATTATCATCAGGACAATATAAAATCACAAAATTAAATTCCCGCCGACTGGAACTGTCCAAACATGTTTACACTTCAAACATTTAAACTGTACGTATGAACTTCCATCTTGTGATAATTTTTCAGCTTGCATATTATCACAGGACTGACCACGAGTCGCAGCATCATTTCCACGACGACACTTCATATGAACAACAAGATTTTCAGATTCGCTAGACATACTTAAACTCTCCCAGCGAACTCTACCGTCAGATAAGCGGCTATGCGACTCCTTAAATCCTGAATTGGTTCAGATAAAAATGCAGAAACAGGACCAGGGGTACCTTTACGCTGAGAGAATAACTCAGCTATAGATTTACATATTATGAAGTCTTCTTCTCGAAGAAGAAATCGTTTCTCAAACTGCATATATGTTGTTATTAAAACATTCCTAGCACCGTTAGGACCAGAGTCCAAGGAGTAAGAAATGGAAGGTGAACCAGAAATCAAACCAATTACCACATCAGGGTAATCCCTATTGATGATTTCTAAAGAAGCTGGTCTACTGAGATAGCCCCTGACAAATCTCGATGAGCGAGTCCCATCCATATCATCGCGTGGAAAATGAAGTTGCTGCTATTCTTGCAGCGATTGCCAAAACGGAAGCTTGTTGAACAACTCTCCGTTTTCCTTTTCCTTCTCCTTCTATGCGTTCTACACGATCTACTCTGAGACCCTTTGTTGTTTTTGCAGATCCTTCAGGATCTTCACTTGGCTCGATCGCATCAACATCAATACCCTGACTTTTAAATTTCTTTATGAGAGAATCATATGATTTCTTATCTTTATCAGAAATCATTCCTTCTTGAGTTTCCCACTTAAAACGAGATATTTTTCGTTCATCAATACCGCGTTGATATGATTCTTTCTCTAATTCTTTTTCCAATTCAAGTTCTTCAATATCTCTATCCGTACCCGTACCGGTAAAGAAACTATCATATAGAACTTGTTGTTGGGCTGGTGACAACACATTCTCAACGAAATCAGTTATCTTGAGAAGCAATGCTTTACGAAGATCACCTACGAAACCAGACCAACGCTTTTCATTTTTCTCAACTATGAGTTTACCAGGTCCAGTCTTCAGCATGCTTTCTTTTAGCTCTGAAGCTTGACCCATATTTTCTTTAACGTCAGAACCGAAACCGCCAACATCTTCATAAAATATTAAATCGAATAAAGCGAGTTCGGCATCATTAAGAGTACCACGAAGACTCGGAATCTCCTCATCGAGAAGATCCATGAACTCTTTGATTGCCGCTTTATCGTCTAACGCCATACCAAGCTGAGAATCGGCGTCAGTCGGCATACGACCTTCACCACCGGAAGGATCTCCACCTTCTTCACCCCTGGTACCGAAAGCTTCGTCAATGGACCTCGTACGTTGTCCTTTCCTGCGGGCTCTTTCTGCGGGGATTTTGCTTAAATCTTGACCATCTTTTTTCAAGAGCTTCTCTAGCTCTTGCATCTCATCTTCATCTTTATCATTCCAGTCATATCGACCTTTATCCGATTCTCCTTTTTTCCATTTCAAATCGGCATATGCTTCAATATCAGAAGGTTGAACCTTCTTAAAACGGTTCATTGACATCGACATCGCAGTAGTACGAACGTTATTCAAGATGTTGTTAAGAGCTCTATTCCACGTTGCAGCGCCAGGAGCACCAGATTTAGTTTTAGCCTTAAAATCAAATTCAGGCCTAACTTGGTATTTCGGGTGTTTTTTCGCATCCCAAGTACCTTTCGATTTCATTTCATCAATTTCATCAATTTCATGTTGAGTGAGCTTAGAAGTATCAACGCCACTGCGCTCCGCGATCTTAAAAAGAAATTCTTGAACGGCATCAAGAGCTGCACTCTCATCATTTTGCAATTCTCTCTTGGCTTTACTAACCATGATATTACCGAGTTGAGTACCGGTAAACCTGGCATTAATTTCATCGACGCTTTCAGGATACTGTCTCTTAAGTATGTCGAGAACATATTTCCCGAACTGGGTTTGGATGTCAGCCGCAAGTCGCAGCATGACATAAGCCAGGCGAACTGAGGCAGATATACGGTTGAAGGCATTATGATCCATCGTCCCGATGAATCACAAAGAGTCTATTCAGACGAGTCAGATAAGGAGCGGCCTGAGTTATATGATGCGCGATGAACGGCAGAGGTAACCCGTTCCTCCGACATATTATAACGCGATACAATCTCAGATATACTGACACCGGACGAGTGTAATGCACCGAAAAAGTGGGACCGAGCAATAATGGCGGGTCCTACAACAATCGATGGTGATAACATGTCATGTATGGAACACCCATACTTCTTGGCTATATTATTTACCAAAGTGGATTCACCAACCCGTAATTTTTCGAGTGCAGATTTCCGGATCCTATGAATTTTCTGGATTGGCTTTCTAAGATCTTTCGAAACCTCACGGATCGACATGTCATCAAAATCAATTTTGGATATAACAGTGATTTCTTCGTCCGTAAGATGACAGGAATTAATCAGACGTTCTACGTCATACTTGTTTTCAGCATTAGAAAAACGAGTCAATGATGAATAATCACTCAATACGCGAGTTTTTTCTTCATTATCATCAGATTCCCAAGAAACATGTTCTACGTCAGACAACTCCGGGGATCGACCGTTATTCAAAACGGTTGAGTTTATATCATCCGTACGCTTCATGCGTTTGAAGTCATTTCGTACTTCATTACCAATGATAATCTCTGCATATTTCAATAAACCTGCATCAATACCTTGATGCTGGTCTATTGAAATCTGACCATGACTATCAATACGTCCGGGACGCATAATATAAAGGGGGGTCGCCTTAACCATGTTTTGACGAGCCCATTCACGTAAAAATGGGCTCAACTGCGTGTCGTTCCAACGCAGTTTTGAAGCTGCATTAGCCACGGTTGGATCACTCCAGTTGTGGGCGAGCGATAACCTACGGGAGTTTAAAACAGAGCGCCCACGATCGCATTCTAGGCATTTCCCGCCAACGCAGGTATGCTCGGTGAATTCAGCAGGTTTAATACGTCCCTGACGATACAGGGACTGCAGCAACGAATACTGTGTTTCAGGGTATCCGAGTAACTGAAGGAACTTTTTTGAATCAATCGTGTGGTTTTGGGGTGAGTAATAAAAACGTTCGTGATTGAACTTAGCAAATTCTAAAAGGTCAGAAACACGCCAAAGAGAACTAGCACATGAACGAACACACCCGCGATCTTGCTCATGTCGTTTGACACAAGGTTTGTTCAAACAGGCAAAGTTAGGGATTTCGACTGGCGAAATATTACTAATGAAAGTAATACGAATATCACCAAGAATCCGTTCGGCTTGGCTCTTATCAACCAAGTCGTTGGACAGGTGTTTGAAGAACCACCTTCCGATGAAATCTTTAGAGAGAAGGCGAAGTCGCACGGTCTGTGCGGTATCACCAGCTCTCTCTTTATCTCTCTTAAAGTGTTTGGCTACCTTCGAATATATCCAGTGATGCCACTGAGATGTGAAGGACTGATTTGTAGGGACAGCGACACTGACATACGCGGGCTTCATAGTTCCTCCATGCGCCAGTTGTCCCAGCGACTTGCGGAGTATACGAAGAGTGGTTTTTCACCCCTCGAGTCGATCAAACTAGCACACACAAGGAAAAAGCGCAATGATTCAAAACATACGAAATGAAGTTTCGTATCTACGAAAACGAATGTTATTTAATCGGAAGTGTCAGAAGAGGGTATACGTACATATACATATATACTGCGAAACACGATCGTTGACGGTTTGATCTGTACGCAGATCATATACCCTCGACATCTTCATGATCAGAGAGCGACTCGCAATAGATGTCACGTCCGAGGTTCGTAAGTTCAATCCATTCGTGAGCGAACCCGAGATGCTGATCCCGCTGTCGTACCAAAAGACCCTGCACTACCAAAAATTCGATTCTCCGCGCCGATCCGTGATAATGCCGCCCATTGACCTCAGCCGAAAACGCACGTCCGAGGATCCTCAGATCGGACTGAGTGACAACGACTTTCGGTCTAATATTCTGACCATTCATATAGTTCACAACCCCGGAGTGCTAGCTCACGAGCGTTCGTAACCAGAAAACGAAGTCTGCTCTGGACAATTCCCGTCCGTAGGCCAGGTCGCCCAACAAGCACCACCACATGAACCGCTTGGAATGCTGCTCAGGATCGGCCCAAGGACGTAGGCGCTCGTGCAGATGTTGCAGATGTTTTCGCATGAAGGTGGCTCCGGATGTCTCGGTCACTGACTCTTACGAAATCGCCATAATGCGGGGCAACGCAACGAGCGCCATCCATACACGGACGTCATAAAGATTTACAAACCTAAGCTTTAACGATTATATGAACTACCAGGAAAGTCATAAACATATACATCATGCTGACCAAGAGCCCGTTCGATGATCGGCTTAACCATGGACCAACTTCCGCCCGCCAACGAACAACCTATTCTAGGCATATGAATACTGGCATTTCGGGACGCGGCCCACGTCGCCACTTTATGCAAACACGACTCAAGAGCTTCATACCGAATGGGTGGGATAGAGGTGTTACGCCCATAACCCACTTGGGCTAACATATTAGCCACATACAAGTCTGATCCAACGTCTACGAATTGAACTTCACCAAGCTCAAACGTTTCGTTCGGCCACGAACGATAGGCTCGTTCCGGTTCGGGCCAACGTTTTGAAACAGCTAGAACAAAACCAGCGCCCCATCCTCTATAATTATTACAAATATGAGTAATAACGCGAGTGCCATCTCCTATAGGCTTAGTGGCGTCACCTTGTAAACAAAGGATCAAACAACTTCTCCAATCTTGGAAACTCCTCCGGTACCAAGTATATCAGCAACTTGATCCAAAGTCAGATCGCAAAGTTCATCAATCCAATCCCCGATATAATAAAGCTGTCTGCGCCCACTCATAACACCAAATAAGATAGGATCTTTCTTGGCTGCTATTTCAGCTTCAGTTTCAGCATAACTCTTACCGTGAGGATCATAGTGAAGAATAACATAATTGTCGAAAAGCATTTGATCATCACATTCAACTTTGATCTTGACAAGATCAGAAGGGATGACTCGAATGAAATTACATACCCAATCGAGTCGCAGCCCTCTAGGAGCCTTCTTTACAAATTCAACAACTTTATACTCAGTGAGATACTTATCAAGGCCCATTGATACTAGATGGGCTTCAGAACGAGTTGATATAAGATTCTTAGAAAGTGACTCAAATAGAGCCTGTTGTCCACTCATCTTGGCATTACGTAACGCTTCCTCGTAGCCTTTTGCGCGTTCTTTAACTATTTCGAGCCTATCAGCAGAAGATTTAATTCCAGCAAAGAACTGCTGAATGGTGATTTCAGGTGGAGGTTCAGGCGGTTTATGTGTGACTTTTGGTGCTTTTTGCCAAAATTTCCACCAAGGTCTCAATGGTTCTTTCTGTTTCTGTGAAATTGCTTCCACGGTTAAAACCATGGCGGAAGCGACATCATTTGAAACTATGAATCTTGAAGATGAGCTGAAACCTTTCTGGACAAACATGTCTTCAGACATGTTTTCTTCATCGAGTTTTTGATATTTTTTCAGATTATGATCAGTGCGGAAATTCTCAAAAATATCAAGTTTTCCTTGACTGTTAAACATATCACTCATGACTTTTTCCCATATTCCACAAGACCCATATTTTTCACCGTGTTCGTCATGATGTCCATGAGCTGCTCGCTGATGCCGAACCGCTCGCGGTTGATCTCCAGGCTGCGCATGATGTCGCCCGTGTCGTGGCGTAACGTAGCGGCCTTCCAGTCCAAGACCATCTCCAAGACGTCGATCAAATCCATGCCGTTGATGCCGCGCGTGAAGTGCTCCGGGTGGTGCCGATTACTGACATAATGGTTGTCGAGCGCATGCTTCATCTCGCGCAGGAAGCCCTTATATTCTTCGCTGCCGTACATGCTGCCCTTGAGCTTCGGCGTAAACTCCACAAACGTCTGGCGCTCCAGGTCTCCCAGCTTGGACTGGTCGTGGATCTCACCACGACGAAGAAGCTCGCGAACAGCCATATTAATCAGATTTCGTACGACTTCGATGTGTGCGCGGGTCTGATTATTAGTCGCTTGTTCTTCAAGACTCAGTTCAGTCATAACCACCTCAGTGCCGCTGCGTTGATAAGAACATGCATGATGTTGTCAGCAATGATCAGAAGCCAGACCGCGAGCCACGGTGGCCGATCAGGTGGATAGCCTGTGGCTTGGCACTCAGACCATGGTGGG